GTGTTTGTTTGCATTCTCTAATGCGTGGATGATTTCTTGCCCAAGTTTCAAACTCACGCATCATAGCACCCTGTCCTGTAATTACTGTGCATTTTTTATGCCCCGCAAAATATGCCTCGGTTATTCTACTATTAAAGTGTTGCCAAGCAGTGTGAATGTGATATCCGTGTAAATCAATCCTCATCCTTCTTTGACCTTGACATTGCTTTTGTTAAGCCGTATTTACGTAAATCTCCGCTGAATAGAGTAAGTTCAACAGCTTTACGTTCATTTGTAACTGTAATGCTTCTATTTGTTAAGTAGTATGGGCAATCAATAAACTGATCTAAAAAAATAATCACTTGTGTAGTCAAAGGCATTTCACGGGGATAAGGTATATCATATGTTGTTAAGCCTATTTCCATTATTGTTTCATATCCTTGATCCGTTAGTCTTAATCCACCCTTTTCTTTATTACGGGTATTATACCACCATAATGGAAGATATTGCTGTACAGAAATATCACTATAAGTTTTTCCTAACTCTTTTAAAAAAATTTTTGTGTAAGTAGTTTTATTACTCATTAATCAATATGTTCACCTTCGACTAATTTAACCACTGTAAATTCATCTGTTTTGAACATTTCATTTAATTTTTTTGCTAGATTGTGTGCATGACCCGGATTACTAAAACTTGTTTTTTTATATTTAGGTCCTGGATAATTTGTTAAAGCATTACTGCTTTTCAAATTAAATGGTTTACTTTTGTAAAATACAGCCCAGATTGCATCTGCTTCTAAAACTTGTTCACATTTATATGTAACGCTGTTGGTAAATTCTAACAACACAGTTGGCTTTGGTCTGCTCATATGCGTATCCTTATATATAATATACGCATATATTTATCTAATTAAAACATAGTTTAATTATTATTTCCAGTCAGAATCTGCACCAAATACAACTTCAATATCTTCTAAAGAGCCGCCTGAATTTTCTTTTACAAATTTTTCTAAATCTCCATTTAATCTTGCCATTACAATGCCTAATGTAAATGCTAGATTTTTTGCAGTATTAATATCCATCCTTAGTTCTCTAGCCCTGCTAGATTCAGCAGATTTAACCTGCTGAATGAACTGTTGTATACTAGTCGTATTTAGAGGTTCTATTGACATTTGCTAATGCTGCTTTCATTTCAATTTCAGTTTTGTATGGGCCCATATATTCATTACGCTGCAATGTAATTAATTTAGGACAATAACTTTTGAGCCAATTAACATTAAATTTAACCAAATAATACCCTGCACAATAAAGGCTTTTTGATTTTTCACTTTTTGTAAACAATGGTAACTTGCTTTGCAAATCATACATACTATTGTATGGAGTTGATCTAGTAGGATAACCATGAACTTCTTTGTCAATTGTCATTTGATCTGGTATATTAGCTACAAAAAGATTTTTTCCTAATTTACGTTTAAGTGCATTTTCATTTTTAAAGAAATCAATCTTTCCTTTTGCACTTACTACAAATCCATCATCTTCTTTAGCTAGAGTACCAATACGCACTCCTCCATCTTCAACTATCCAAAATTTGTCTTGTAAAATTGGTTTTGCTTTAATAGTCATTTATACCTCGCTTGTAATGGTTCAGCATATTGTGCAGCATTATCTGCAACACGTTGAAGATCCCAACGGGCACAAAACTTCATAAGTCTCATACCTACTTGGCTTATATTCTTACTCTCTGCTGATTGGATAGTGTTATTTATTTCATTACGAATATGTTCAGGTTGTGCTGTTAAATCACATAATGTCACATTTCGATTGTAATCATCTAACACACGATGTTCTACACCTTCATGATCTACCCAACGTTGTAGCATCATATTGTTCCAGTTATAACCTTTTGTTTGTTTGTCTGCAAATGCTTCTAGCAGGCCTACTTTATTTTTAGTGCCTTTTTTGCGTACACCAGGATAAGCACTAAAGACATTGTCACTAGTATCGCCACGCATACATTTTTCAAACAACATATATTCAGGTTCAGGAGCAGCTTTTGGTTCTTTTGTTTTTTTATCTAATACACTAGCACCTTTATCATCAAAGTAACCATCTACTGTAATAGTTGTGTTACTCACGCCGTTGTATTGACGTACATTAGGTGCAATCAATTGTGCAAAGTCGCCATCTGTTGAAATAATAACGTGATCATCATCTGGATGATTTTGTATCCAGCCAGCAATAAGATCATCTGCTTCTAGTACAGGATTGTGCAATACAGTGCAGTTAGTTTTGTCTGTAACAAACTCTTTAAACTCATCAAAGATTTCCCAAAACACTTTATCTTCTTCTGCTTCACGTGGTGTAAGTGCATCACGTGCCTCTTTGCGGTTGCGTTTGTAAGGTTCATAATAGTCCTTGCGCCAACTGCGTCCTTCTAAGCAGAAAACAACGTGCGAACCATTAAAGTCCTGCCACGCTTTTTTAATACTGTTTAGTGTAATGTGCATTGCCATACCTACTTTAGTGTCGATATCGCCACGTACAACGTGACGAGCACGAAAGAATGTGTTAGCAGTGTCAATAAGAATATATGTCATTAGAATGCCTCTTTGTAGCCTTGTTCAATAGCAGTATAGTATACAGCAGACCCTTCGTCAAGTGAAAGTTTTTGTGTTAGATATTTGTAGGTATCTTTGTAAAAATCTACTTCAACTGACTCCTTACGGCGTCTTACTGCAAAGGCCATACTGTGATCGCCTTTGATCAGAATCATATTTTTTGCAATCTTCATGATACTTCACTTTTGCCTTTGTCTATTGGTACTACATTAATATAACCGGCTCCGCGGTTTGTGTCAAGACCTTCTTCTACCAACATATTATAAACAATATCTCTAAACCAACGGTCAACAATTTCTTCTTCTGGGTCGCCTTCTTCGCCATAGCCTGCTTGTAGTAGCTGTTGAATAAAGTACTTGTTCCAATCTAATTCAAAAAACCCATTGCGAACATTATCTTCGTTTACTTTTACATCTAGTACATTTACCCAAGGCTGTTTACGTTTAGTTGCGTATTCTTTTGGATCACGTGTTTTTAATTGCTCAAGTTCTTTTTCTTCAAGTGCAGCCTTTTCTTCGGCTATACGTTTTTCTTCTGCTTCAATACCAGTAACACGCTTTAACCATTGTTTCATAATTGCTTCCTTATCTTTTCATATTGCTCTTCAGTGTGTATGCCTTTGTTATATTTGGCAACTTTTTTAAGTTCCCCAGGCATTTCCGAATAAGCTGATGTGCAGTCTAGGGCTGAACCTCCACCCTCGTTCCATACAGAGGTTCGCCACCTCTTGTACGTTGAGAGTGTATTCTTCCGACCTACCCCCAAGCGGCATGAGATATACAGGAACGTCCACACCTGCTTCACGGTAGGCATCAACTGCTCTACCAACTTCATCAACATCGTCTTGATCAGCAACAACGAACTTAAAGTACATATCGCTACCATCAACACAGGAATACTCACGAGCAACGTCAGGCTTAATAGCATCATCCCAAGACTCGCCCGATACGGATAGTTTGGGAGAACAGCTAAAAGTGAGCTGAATTCTTTCGTGACCGTTGAGATAGTTGTAGAAGTCATCGTGTAGATGCTGTGTAGTGTTGGTTTCGATTGTGACATTTTTAAGATCCTGCATACCTGGGTGTTCAAACAGCTCGACATACAACCGTTGCCAAGCAAGTAATGGCTCGCCGCCTGTAAGGATAAGATGAACATCTTGTCCATTATCCATAGTCCATTTGCCTTCTGGTAACAAACTAAGCAAGTGTTCTACAACTTCGTCAATAGTTGCAAGTTTGTTAAAGTCTTTGAACTCTGGGTAGATACTTGCATATGTATCACATCCTGTGTGTACAATAGGCAAGTCTTCAAACTTTTCTGTTTTTTCTACAATACCGTCGTCTAACAATGCTTTTACTTCTGCATTGTAACGATTACCTTCTGCGTGTTGTTTCCAGCGATCACCTACGCTTTTATCAACACCAAAGTTCATACAACGAAAGTTACAACCGAAGGTGCGTAGGAATACACTGGGTACTCCTACAAACTTGCCTTCGCCTTGTACACTGTAAAATGCTTCACTATATCTCAATTTCATCTTGGTGCAAACTCCTGTTGTAGTTTAATGTTGTCAAAGAACTCTTTCTTTGTACCAGGATCAGTTTTAAAAGCACCTTTTAGTACACTTGTTTGTGTAAGACTACTATGTGCCATAATGCCACGATTTTCACAACAACCGTGTGTTGCTTGGATATAAACACCACAATCTGTTGCACCTGTAACCTTCATAATCTCTTTTGCAATGTCCATAGCAAGTTCTTCTTGTAGCGTACCACGTCTAGCACACCATTGTGCAATGCGTGTATATTTGCTTAGTCCGATTAGTTTATCAGCAGCAATAATACCAATATATGCTACACCTGTAACTGGCTGGTGGTGATGTGAACAAACACTTTTAAGTTCACTGCGTACAACAAGCATACCGTCATAAGGATCATCAGTTTCATTTGGAAAACTTGTAGCATTGGGTTGTGGATAATAACGCCCACGCATCAATTCGTGAATATACATCTTTGCCAAACGTTTTGCAGTTTCGTTGCTGTTTGGATCATTTTCTGTATCAATAATAAGTGTATCAAGTACATCTTGGAACTTGTATGTTAATTCATTTTGGATTTCTTGTAGTTCCCACTCACTAATGTGTTCGCTAATATTGTCATTAGCATAAAAACGCACGTTGTTTTTTTGTAGTCTTTCACGTACAACTTGACTAACTTTTACTTCTTCTGTCATTTATATCTCCGAGTTATAGACGAGGATGTCATAAAAAATGGTACACTCATTATTAAGTGTACCATATATTTAGGTTTTTGTCAAGCAAAATGTTTGTTTAACATTTCAATACGATCTTCTGCTGCTGCCATTTTATCCAATTCTTCTTGGATAGCTTCAACAATATCGCTGTGCTCACCAATACCAACACTTTGATTCATATAAACCATAATGTTTGTTTTAGCACGTTCTAGTTC